CTGATGAAACATTAAATTCTGCCGAATCAAATGATGCAACACCAGTAGAATCAATTATTGTTGTACCGGCAACTCTACCAGCAGCACTATTAGGATTAATTATAACATGTCCAGCACTTACAACAAAATTTGAGGAATCAAAGGAAGCAATACCTGCAGAATCATAAGTAGAGAACTTGATGCTTACATGACCACTATCAACAATTGTAAAGTAATTAGAATCAAATGATGCTATACCTGCTGAATCAAAAGTTGCAGTAGGAATCGTTGCTTGTAAATAATTAGAATCAATAAGCCTAAATATTTCTTCCGAATCAAGAGCGTCTAATTGAATATTGTTTTCAAGACTATTAAGTCTGTTACCAATATTCAGATTTTCTAGTGTATCAAGTCTTCCATCTAGATCATCAAAGTTACCGTCGAGTTCAGCGAATGTAAGTTCTGATCCTTTATTTAATCGTAATATGATAGGCATTAGTTACTATCTCCGGCTAAAACTATCTCTTCGGTAAATCCAAAATCACTATCCGGCAAACCAGAAACAGAGAGCGGATTCGGGGTTACAGTTACTCTTTCTAAATATATATCTGAATCACGCATACCTGCATTCATATTAAATAGACGAGCATCTGCTCTACGAACAATTTCTTTGTTTTCAATGTCACCATAAAATTGTACTTTCATTTCAAAAGTAAGATTATAAATGATAGTTCTTCTTTGTTCTAATGTACTTTGATAATCATCTTCGAAAGTAACACCGGTAATTGCAATTGGAACATCTTCAACAAAATCTGGGTAAACATCTTTAAAAGGATATATTGATAATGTATACTGTGGATTAAACGTAGGTAAAATTTGCTCTACAATCTGTAGTGCATCATCTTGATTTTTTGCATATACACTTAACGAAAATCCAATGTTATATGGAACTGGAGAATAAAATTTCTGTCTCTTACTCGGTGAAACTCCTTTAGTATTAAAGTTACTTACCTTTGTTAATTGCCTTGTAAGATCATATTGTATATCCGTAATTTCAAATGACATACGAGGTAGTTTAATTGCTACCTGAGTATTATCTTCTAAACTTGGATTTTCTCTAATTCTTTCAAGGTACTTTTGTCTAGGCGCATATGCAAGTGGAACCTTTAATTGATTTAATACACCACCTGATGCATTCTTACGTATCACATATATGTTATTAAACAGTCGACCGAAGATCGCAACTGACTTTCTTATCCTTTCATGATAGAAATGTCCACCAAACATTATTGCGCCTCCGGATCACCAAATGGATTGTCTTCGCTAAAATCAAGGAAGTCATCTACATAACTTGATGTAAACTCTTCATTTTGTTCACTTTGTGATATATTATTTATTTCACCGACAGAAGTAACTTTTAATCCTAAAGATCCTGAAGGAATAGTTTTGTTAATTCTTATGTCATTGACAAATGATCTAAATTCACCGTCGTCTGCTCCCACGTGTGCTAGATAAACATAGCGATCTGTATCACCGCTCGAATCAAGTTGGAATCTTTGTACTTCACCTTTTATTACTACACCTGAGCTGAGTGTTTGTGTAACGTCATCTCCAATATCATAAGTACTATCGAATGCTGCAGATCTACCACCGGTGATAGTGACGGTAGGCGCTGTTGAATAACCATATCCTGAATCTATAATTTTAAGTCGAGCTACTTCACCAGATGCAGAATCAATATAGGCTCGAGCTGTTGCTCTTTTATAGTCAAATGATTGTTGTATCATAGGTGTCTTATTTTCATAAGTATCACCTGCAGAATCCTGATTCCAATTAGACCAAATATTATCAAAAATGACTTTGTCTGTATCTACTGTTAATTGAAATTCATCGATACGACCGTTAAATGATTTATTAATATCTGAATCATATACATATTGACCACTAATATTTTCTTTATGATTTGGTCCAGTATAACCGCTGTCATAACCGGCTCTGATAATATCTCCTGAATCATAGAAATAATTATCACCAGTTGCAACACCCATTGAGTAGGTGCCTGAATATGCACTATCTAGACCAATTCTTAAATTGTTTAGGCTGGTTTCTATCTTTGCAAAATGCCACGCATTTGCAGTAACTTGAGATGTGTTAAACTCTCTTACTTGTACATTGTCTGTTTGAAAGGCATCTCTTTGTGATGAGTCAACTATATATGTAATTGCTAGATTATTACTATTATTTACATAAACTCTAAATTTTTCATTCCACGTAAGAGTACAAGGTGTAAGAGAATCAAGGTAAAACCAAAATGATTGCATTACAAAACGTCTATTTTTGCTACCGATACTATCTGTGACTGTACCTAATACAGCAACATCATTTGAGTCATGAAGAAGCGATCCTCCGCCAAACTGAAAGTTTGAGCTATCAATTGCAGACCATGCGGAATCTATCGTAGGTGCTGATAGCGTTACAGTTGGATTTACTGTATAATAGTTACCTGAATCAGTAATTGTAAGACTTGAAACTCTACCCATTATGTAATACTCGCTGTAGCTGTAGCAACTCTAGGTGTTAACAGACCGACTTTATATTGATATGAATAGGCTTGTTCAATTGCATCAATAGCCGTAGTACCAGTATCGAGATCTTCTCCAGTATATTCAAAGAGAGTGCAACGCATTTTATATACTGGAACATTTTCAATCTGATAGAATGGTTGTTCATGCTCTACATGTCGTATTTCAAACATAGACTTACTCAGAGGAAGATAAATCAGATCTCCTTCTGTAGGTCTATCACCTTGAAGAGCGTTGTCTGCCCTAGCAACTTGTGTTGACCATCTATTTTTAGATACTACAAATGTAGCTTCATCACGTATTTCAACACCAAATCTAGTGAAGAGATCACCTTCTCCATCGAATCCTTCAACATTCTCAATATACATCTCAATCTTATGCGATGCTGTAAATTGAGAAGTCGGGTCATCTCCTAAAAGTGTATCTTCGTTTACAATTGTTCTCGGAAGATAATAGACGTCTTGTCCATAGATCTTAAGTGCCTCAATAATGAGGTCTTCGTACAGGTTGATTTCAGACCTGACTTTTTCCGAGAAATAAAAATTACGTGCCATATTAACCTACAAAAAAGTCAGCCGGAAATTCAAATTCGTCTCTAATTCTCTGTCGTAATGTTTCTATCTCTGCTGTTGCATCATCATATAATTGTCGTCCATTAAGTACAACACCGCCTGGTAATTGCACACCTTCAAATTTAATAAGATTCATACCCCATTGTTGTTTAATAAGAGCAGTAGCGTATTCTTTTAACCACATATCGTTATATATTGATGTATGAGTGTCTGGATCGATCAACGTATAAACTTCTGCTACTATGTATTCACCGACTTTAATATCTTCATCTGCAAAATCTCCAAATATGTAAAGCCTATCTTGATGGCGGGCCCACGTGGTCTGTGGATGTCCATTCAGCTTCATATCAAGAATAGAAAGATATTGTTGCATTTGTTCATAGTATGCTAGATCGCCAGCAAAATTTTGTAAATCAGCAATATCATTCAACATCATTTGGTATTTGATATCGAAGAAATTAAACGAGCTGTTAAATGAACTTGACAGAGGAAATACTTTTGAAACATAAAGAATGTCAGAAGATATCGGAATATATTCATTTGAAACATCAGATGAAGTAATCTGATGTTTTAAGTAAGTTCTTGTAGTGGCGTCTGAATGATATTCCTGATAATACTGTAGTGCTTCGTCAATGCGATCCTCAATCTGGTCTTCATCAACATTGATTTCCAGTACTGGATCACCTAGGCGACGCTTACAATAATCAATTAGCGTATCTCTGGAATTAGGTGGTGCCATAAAATAGTCTCCGATAAAAAATCTTTTGACTATTTATATGTTTTTTGAATTAAACTAGCCGCCAAATTCAGCTGTTGGTGGTGTAAAGTTACCAGTATATCTTGCAAGACCATTTGTAACTCTTATGTTTTGCAAGTATCCAAGTGGTGCATAAGAGGCTCGTCCTATACGAATACCATCTGCATTATTGAAACTAATTGTGGTTGAATCTGACCAAGAAGCACTTGTAAATGTAGAAGGGTTTGTCCCTGT